GGACTCACAGTCCGGGCGGACCACTCAACGGCCTCCGAGTGCGAATGTGGGACAAAGTGGCTCGTATCAATAATCTACTTGATAGCCGAGTCTCTCCCAGTAACGAGTCGCTCCGAGACTCCTTCATAGATCTTCTCAACTACAGTGCCATAGCCATTATGGTCCTCGATCGAAAGTGGCCTGAGTTACCTAATGACTGAGATACATCCCATCCTCAAGGACCTCATCCCTAGCGTGGTACACACAGTCCACCGCAGGTTCTGGGCATATGTTGAACGAGCCGACTTGATGCAGGAAGCACACCTCTTCCTGACCTCTCGCGCTAGAGACTTCAACAAACAGATGGAAGAACAAGACGAGCAGATACGCAAGCACAACGAGAGGCGTATCGGCTGGCAGATGCAACGCTCACTAGAGCGCTACGCTCGCAAGGAGAAGGCCAGCAAGTCTGGCTATGAGATACAAGACGAGTCCTATTATGACCGCATCACAGTCAGCCAACTCCTGCCCTATGTGATTGCTTCGGTAGTCAACGACACTGCCCTAGAGCAGGCACAGAATATGATCAACGATGGCAGACCACAGAAACCTTCTGCTCCTGCTGAGGGTGGCAACCTGCTCGCTATCTTGGTAGACATCAAGGCTAGTTATGTCAAGTTAGAGAAGGATGAGCAGGAGATATTGCGCTTTCGCTATCACGAGAACTACACACTAGAGATGATTGCAACCTACCTTGGCTGTGCCATCTCCACTGCTGACCGGCGCATCCTCAATGCGCTCCGCAAGGTAGTAGCAAACCTTGGCGGTGAATCACCTTGGAACTAACACACGAAGAATTGCTTGCAAAGATAGATAGTTTGAGTTGTTGTAGTGGCGCTCACGAGTTAGCACTTCGTGCAGTAGTGGAATACCACGCGCCGTATCAATCCAAAGATTACGGATTACTTTGTCGTGGTTGTGATGAAGACCCAAACTATCCGTGTGGGACTATTCGGGCTATACAGGAGCAACTCCAATGAAGGAGGCCGATCTCTTTGAGTACCTCAAGAAGAAACACTTTCCTGACCTATACAAGTCAGAGGGAATCTACGACAGTTTCGACTGCATCTCCGACGATAAGAAGTTCTACATCGAACTCAAGTGTCGTCACACACACTACCCAGACCTACTCATTGAGCAGTCCAAGTATGTCCGTCTTGTGGACGAGGCAGGTCTCCGAGTCCTTGACCCTTGGTATATCAACTCGACACCTAACGGAGTCTTTGCGTTTGACCTATCGCGTGTACCACAACCAGCGTGGGAAGAGCGATGGATGCCCACTACCACAGAGTTTGCTAACACATCTAAGAAGATCAAACTTGTCGGCTTTCTCAATCTGAACTATGCGCTACCCCTATAAGTGTTCTCAATGCGGCATCGAGTTTGATGTCGAGCGCTCCATCCACGCAGAAGCGTCCTCTCCCTCCTGCCCAGAGTGCAAGGTAGAGATGTGGCGCGTCTATACCACGCCCTCTATTCAGTTCCGAGGTTCTGGCTTCTACTCCACAGACAAGTAAACCCTCACCTTTCGGTGAGGGCTACTCGTTAGGAGGGGCTGGAACGGAAGGGGCTACCAGCGTTGGTCAGAGTCTAGCAGAATCATTACAGTATGGCAGGGATCACCGCCCGCTTCCCACTCTTGGCGTGTCTCTTCCGACATATACTCCCAGCCCCCATCGTGGGTCTGGCAGTAGGGCAGGCTAATCCAGCCAGCCTTCACACCAATATAGAGCCACCATCTACGCATTAGATTCTCCCTCAGTAGTGATAGTTGCGGAGCCAGAACGCCCACGCTCGACAAGGCGTGTCGTAGCGGTGATCAATGTATCGGAGACCTCTAAGTATCTGGTAACGAGGTCGTCGACTATCTTCACCAAGTCGTTGAGCGATTCCGTATGCAGATGAGGTCGGGTTATCGGCGTAGTGGTCAAACCTCGACTCACTGGACCAAAGATAGTTGAGGCACTTCCACTCTCGCCCTCTCCATCCCCACCCTGCACTAGCGTAAGTCTTGGCGATGCGTCGGTTCTCACGCTTCTCCTCCATCGTTGCCTTCGTTCGGACTTCCTTCTTGACCGGAGGTGGAGGTATGTGACCCACCCTGTCGTGGGCTACCCATACGATTGCGACTATTATCGTCAAGGCTATGCCACTTCTTACCTTCCACCTCGTCACGATGCTTCTCCTCTTCCAAGAACTCTCTATAAGTCTCGTAGTATTGGTTGGCTAGTCGGGTGAGCGCCCTCGCCCTCGCCCTCTGGTAGTTGCGCAGGGCTACGGCTGTCTTGACCGCCGTCACAACCCTCTTCTCCTTCATAGTCGTAACCCCCTTAGTTTGTCGAACTGCTGAATCTGTGCCTGTACTACAAGGCTTGTAACATTGATCGGTTCTATCGTTTGGTGAATGTCCTCACCCTCTCCCTCCCAGACGGAGACGAGTATCTGGGCAGGTGCGTGTTCACGATAGTAGTGTAACGCCTCCTCCACCGACTCTGTGCCGATGATGGCCTCCCCCTCGAATGTTCTAACTGTGTAGAAGTTTGTTCCACTCATCCTCTGCCACCTCCTCCTGTATAAATGTGCCACCGAGGTCGGTCATTATGTAGGTCAGCACCTTCTTGACCTTGATCTGCCTGCCTATGTTTGGACCAGCGAGGCGCACCGCCTCCCTCTCCACCCTTTCCGTCTCTTCCTTAGTCATTGTCTAATCCCCCTGATTCACTAGGTATGCCCTGACTTCGTGAAGCAACTCAAAGATAGCCTTGCTATCGAGTTCCCCACCTTCTTCTATCCTGTCTATTGCTTCCTCACATAGCACGATCATATCTTCCTTAGTCATCCTCTCCTACCTCCGTTACTTTATACTGTATCGCGCTCATTAGTTCATTCCTTTTTACAAGTCCGTCAATGTCTTCTAACATTAGTCCAGAGAAATACTCTCCCCACTCTTCGACAGTTTTTTCTAACCTGTCTTCGCTTTCGTGGTCAGTATCCCACTCAAAAGAAATAAAAGTCTTTATCCTCATTTACTTTCCTCCTCTATTCCATAAGGGGAGGACGATCCTCCCACTAAGTCATCATCACAGAGCGCATAGTGCTTCACCATTAGGTCAGTATCAATACGCATATCGCACACATTACAGAGAGCCACTCTCGCCCTCCCTCTCCCTCGTCATCTGGCACTCGCAGACTACTACTTGGTAGTCATCCTCCCCTAAGAGCGTGAGGACATAGTAGCCCTTGCCATAGCAAGCCGAACACCGGCTCATCTCACACCTCCGTAGAAGATCGCCCTATCCTCGCACCTTTGGCAGACAGGAGACCACGACCCGCGATCATCGAACACCTCTCCGCAGTTGTTACACTCCGGAAAGCCTGAGGCACAGGTAAGGCACACAGGGAAGTCAAGCCGGTAATCGAATCCGTCATCGTCGAAGTTTTGATGGCACTTCTCGCAGTAGGTTCTCTCATCTTCTGCCGTCATCATCACTCGCCCTCCCCCTCTTTCGCTAAGTCTAAGCACAGTTCGCAGGTATTCTGCCCATTGATTACCTCTAACACTTCTTCGCCGGTATCACCGCACCAAGCGCAGGAATAGGTCATCACTCTAAGTCCTTTCCGTCGTGGATACATTGACGGCACATATACCAACCGCCATCCTCCTTTATGAATGTAGCGGTGTCTCCGCATATAAAACACTCGTTCATCACTCGCCCTCCCTTATCGTTATGTTGTCCTCATCGTGGATTTCTCCGCACTCGTCGCACTCCTCGCCCTCTCCTACCCTCGTAATAACCGCGTCTCCGTATTCATCGCCCACCCTCAGGCTCTCCCACTCTTGGCGGGTCAGCCAATAGTAGATACCTTCATCATCCGGCAGGTCAGCGAGGTCTCCCTCATAATCGTCAGGGATGAGACCGAATACCGCGAATCGCTCCTCATCTTCTCCATTGACCCTAATGAGTATCTCTTGCGTTTCGATTTCCATTACTCGCCCTCCCCCTCTTTCTCGTCCTGGTAATCGTAAAAACCCGTGCCGTCATCGCCGTTTTCTTGTCTGTCTAGTAGCCACTCTTTTAGTTTCATTTCTTGCCCTCTCCCTCTAGTGTGTAGCATTGAGTGAAACTTCCCCAACAGTAGCCCTCTCCGGTGTAGTGGATGTGCGTGGCGGTGTAGTAGATCAGGGCAAGCCATAGCAGGACGGCAACCGCTACCGCCCTCCTCCCCCTCTTGGTCAGTTTCATATCTAGCCCCCTCCTAAGAGGCTTTAGAGTGTCTAGCCTTTAGACCCTCTCCACCCCCCACCGCGTGAGCGATGAGGGGCAGGCAGGGGCTAACCTACATTGACCGGAAATAGTGACCGCCACTCTCCCAGAAATCACCCATTAGAAGATCGCGGGCATATCTCTCGAAATCGAAGTAATACGAGAGAGAGTCCGGCAGATCGTGAAGCACTCCTAACGCGTTAGCCATCTCCTCACCGAAAGCGGTATCTGACTCGAACTCGCCGAAATATGCCTCACGCATAGCGTCGGGGTCTGCCTCGCACCCATTAGAAAGCCACGCCTCCCACGCCTCGCGCTCACTATCGTCCACGCTTGCGAGCAGTTCGGCTTTCTCTTGCGCCTCCATAGGCGAACACTCCCCCCTGAGTGCGCCCTCGAAGCCCTCGTGATCGAATACCCAGAACTCATCTGCCCCGCAGGTAGCGCACTTATCACCGGCAAGGGTGACGGCTAGGGAAATCTCTCCCGCCCTCTCGCCCTCTACCCACGCGCCGTTGAGTCTGCCCTCGTTATAGCACCCTAAGCACCCTACCCAGGCGCGAGGTGTTGTTGTTGTCGTTTCCATTGTTAGCCCCTCTTTCCTTGTTGTTGGTAGTGGAAAGCCTACGCCCTCCCTACCGTATAGCGTAGCAGATTCTACGCTATACGATAGGCAAGACTTAGACTAATTCTATAAAAGCGAAAGAGCCATTCTCATTCAGTTCTATCAACCTCGCTTCGATTTCCTCCCGACCCTTTCCCTTTCCCATCAGTTCATCAAGACATTCGGCGTTCATTTGCTCAAACATCCCTAGAGGGAGGGCGGCGATTCTCTTGATAAGTGGAGAATCTAACGCCACCCTAGAGACATATTCACGCCCATCGAAAGTGAAAGGGTATGTCGTGAATGCTTCTTCCTTCGTCATCGTGTTCATTTTTTTATTCCTTCCGTTAGGTTAGGAGGGCTAGCCCCTCCCTACCCCTCACCGCGTGAGCGGTGAGAGATAGGCAGACTCTAGGCCCCGATTTGCTTTCGGTATCGCGCTGCTTGGGCGAATTGGAATTCTAGGCCCTTTCGGGTCACATTAGACTTTCGCCCGATCTTGACCGGCGCGAATCTAGCCCAAGAGAGTAAGTCCGTTAGGTGTAACCCTTTCTCATCCTCTACGACGGCCAAGCGGTTATCTATGTTGAGAAATACCATCCCGCCGCCCCTATCTTCTAGGCCGTCGCTTAGATTCATTTCGACGGCTAATTCCCTCAATGTTGCCATTTCTAGCCCCTTTCTCTTTCCTATTCCTAGCGAATAGGCCACCGCTCACGGCGTGGCCGTGAGCGATAGTCCACCTACTAGGCCGTGAGAAGATCACGCGCTAGGCGTGGCGAATCTTCCCGTAATTCTTCCGTGTCGGCTATGTCGAACACATATCGCCAGGAGAATCGGATCGGCGAATCATCATCTTTCGCGCTTAGTGGCACTAGCACCGCGATACCTTTCGCACCTTTCTTCACGCTACGCCCAGACTCTCGCCACGCGTGAAAGCCCGCGCATTGAGTGGCGTTAGGGCGTTGAGCGATGATCGCGCAAGCGTTAGCGAATGAGTAGTGAGAGAGTAGCCCGAAAGGTAGATCGGGATTCGATTCGGATACCGCTTTCGCGCTAGCCCTTAGATCACTGATGAATTGTGCCTTATCTTCTTTCGATCTTGCCATCATTAGCCCCTTTCTAATTCTGCCCCTAGTAGGCAGACCACCCGTCACCCGCGATGGGTGACGGATAGCCCGTCGGCTAGGCGAATGCCTTGCTTTCTGATTCTGAGCATTCTTGATCGGGGCAGACTAGGCGAATCATCCCGCCATAAGCCCGCGACGATCGAACAACTACCGCACCGCATAGGGCGCACCTAATGAATCCCTTGTCGCTCATTAGATCGCCTCGCCTAGTTGATCGGTGATCGCCTTACGAAATGCGCTAGTAGCGCGGGAGGCAGATCGGAAACGGTCACGGTCGAATCTAGGACTTTCACTCTCGAATAGTGCGATGAGATCGCGCTCGATCTGATCAATAGGCGCGAGACCTAACATCCGCGCCCTAGTTGGTCTTTCTTCTACTACCTCGCGGGCAGATCGAAGAATCGAGGCAATTGCCTCATAGTCTTTTTTGCTCATAATTAGCCCCTAATTCTTGCTTGTTTCTATGCGGTATTTCCGCACTAGGAGGACGATAGCAGTTTCTAACGTATATGGAAGACAATTCAGGGAAGTTTCTAGAATTATTTTCATTAGAACATTCGTTCGATTATCTAGGTCTAGCGATCTCATCCGGCGGGGGAATCGGTGCGCTAGGCGAACACGCGGGGCGGGTCATCCGGCGCGGGTGTCGCGTGGATCGCGGGGCAATAGATCGCGGGGCGGGTTATCAGGTAGCGGGCTAGGCAATAGGCAAGGGCGGGGAGAGTGCCGTAGCGGTCTGCCGGTGGGCAGTTACTTATTGATTAGGTGGCAGGCATATAAGGGGAAAGGGTGCGCCGGTGAGGTAGTGAGCGCGACGGCTTTCCCTCTACCACTAGCCGTCTGCCGTCTGCCCTGCGGGTCTGCGCCGAAAAAGACCCCAGGGTGCTAAATCTGTTGGCACGGGTGGGTATATACCCTCACAAAATATCTCGACTAAAGTCAATCTATTGTGTTCGGCTATACCGTTTGTCCGTATTTGTACAGATATAAAGATGAACAATAGGTGATTTCCATCACATTAGAGGGAAATCGCTATTTTTTTCTGCCTTAGTGTAGTAGTAGAGAGAGAGAAACGGTACGCCCCTAGTTTCTCTCGATACGGCCCCCTCTCGTTGACACTTCGGGGGCCTAGTACCAACCGTCTTTACCCCTCGCTGCGCTGTGGCTTGCGAGGGAGTTCTGTAGCGCCTACGGCGCTTTTAGTGGGGTGTATTCTGCCCACCGATCCAAAGGATGGCAATGGCCAAGAACAAGAAGAAGTCCTACCTAGTGACCCCTGCGGGGTCTACTGCTACCTCCAAGAAGCAGAATCCCAAGGTAGAGCGTATCGCCAATATAGCCAAGGGCGTCGCTATAGCGGCCATCCCAGTAGGTCGTGCAGCAACCACTGTAGGTAAGGTGGTCTCCAAGGTCGTCACTCCAAAGTTATCTTCGGCGGGTAAGACAACTAAGACTCGTACCTTTACCCAAGGTTCTAAGGCCAAGATTGAAGCCAGAGGTCCTGGAGGCACAGCCTATTCTCCAGTGAAGAAGACCAAGGTCAAGGTGGACTACGAGACCAAGAAACTCTCCGTCCGTCAACAACAGAATGTGAAGGCCCTCACAACATCCCAAAAAGCAAGAGGGGCGTTGAGGACTGCTAAGGGAGCCGCTGCTGGTGTTGTAGGTAGCCAAGAGCCAAAGAGCAAGAAGAAGGCTTCCCAGAAAAAGAAGAAGTAGATGTCAGACAAACAAGCCGCTGATCTGGCTAAGAGGGTCATCCTCCAATGCCTAGCGGAGGGTATGACAGTAGAGCAGGCCTGTGGGGTGGCAGGTAAGTCTCCCAAGACTTGGGAGTACTACCGTAGGTCAGACCCCCACTTCAAGAGCCTAGCGGATAGAACACGGCTAGGTGCGGTATCCAAGAAGTTTACCGAGGCTGAAGCCCAAGACCTAGACTTCGTATCTTTCAGAAAACGCTTCCTCCACTCTGAGACCTTCGCCCACCAGAAAAACCTGGTAGAGGTGATCGAGGGTCAGGACCCAGGCTGGCTACACCCCTCTATGCGCTTCGAGCGGGGTACGGCGAATAACCGCATCCTCATCAACATCCCACCGAACCACGCCAAGTCAATGACGATTACGGTGGACTACGTCACCTACAAGATCGTCAACAATCCGAACTTCCGAGTTCTCATAGTTTCCCAGACCCAGCGCTTGGCAGCGGACTTCCTCTACGCTATCAAGCAGCGCCTTACCCACCCAATGTACGAAGAACTCCAGCAGGCCTACGCTGCAGGGGTGGGCTTCAATACCAAGACTGCCTCCTGGCAGGCTACCCGTGTTACCTTCGGAGAAGAACTTAGAGAGTCCTCTGAGAAGGACCCCAACATTGAAGCCGTTGGTATCGGCGGTCAGATCTACGGTAAGCGTGCAGATATGATTATCATAGATGACGCCGTTACCCTCTCTAACGCCAATGACTTTGAGCGACAGATCAAGTGGCTCACCCAGGACGTACGCTCCCGTTTGAACCCAACGGGTAAGTTGGTTGTCGTAGGTACGCGAGTTGCATCCGTTGACCTTTACCGAGAACTACGTAACCCAGATAGATACCCAGGCGGCCTGGTCCCTTGGACCTATCTAGCGATGCCAGCCCTGCTTGAGCCTAATGAAGACCCCGATCAGTGGGTCACGCTCTGGCCTTATTCAGACCAACCCTTTGATGGACAAGAGGAGAGTGACAAGACCGAGGATGGTCTCTACCCCCGATGGAATGGTCGTCACCTCTACAACGAACGTCAGGCTATGGACGCTTCTACTTGGGCCTTGGTCTATCAGCAGCAAGATATTTCTGACAATGCTGTTTTTGATCCTGTCTGTGTGCGTGGCTCGATTGACGGTATGCGTAAATCAGGTGGTCTCAACCCAGGCTACCCAGGACACCCTAAGTCTACCCAAGGTTTTCATTTCATCTGCGGCCTCGACCCAGCAATGGTTGGAGATACAGCAGCCGTTTGCTACGCAGTTGACCGCAATACGCACAAGCGCTATATCGTCGATGCCATCAAGATTACAGGACCAACGCCTGCTCAAATCCGTAGCCTAATGTTTGAGTGGACGGATACGTACAAGCCGTCCGAGTGGATTGTAGAGCGTAACGCCTTCCAGTCCTTCCTTACCCAAGACGAAGGCATCCGTCAGTATCTAGCAACGCGAGGTGTCATCCTTCGTGAACACCACACCGGAAACAACAAGTGGGACTCAGGCTTCGGAGTCGCCAGTATGTCCACATTGTTTGGAACGAAGCAAAGCGATGGTAAGCACCATCGAGATAATCTTATCCATCTTCCTTCGGATCAGACAGAGAATATCAAGGCGCTCATAGAGCAACTTATTACCTGGTCTCCTACGACTAAGGGTAAGACCGATATGGTGATGGCCCTCTGGTTCTGTGAGATCAGAGCGCGAGAGATTATCAACAATGGGCAGCACAATGTCCACCATATGAAGAATCCGTTTCTGACCAGATCAGAGCGAGCAAAGCGAGTGGTTATCAACTTAGATGACCTCTTCGAGCAAAAAGAACAACAATTCATCTAAGGAGTCAATATGAAGAAGAAGGCAGTCAAACTCGGCGCTATGGTTGCAGAACGCCAAGGAACGGTAAATAAGAAGACTCGCGCAAAGATTGCAAAAGATTTCAGTGTAGGCAAAAAGGGCGTCAATGCAGGATATATTTCTGGAAAGAAAGATATGGCTGCTGCAGCGCGAGCAAAGAAGAAGAAGTAATGCCAGCCAAAAAGAAGCCTAAGATTTTTACACCCAAGAGATTGCCAAGCGATAGCGATGTGATGATGCCAGGCTATTCATATCCTAAGAAGATGAAGAAGCAAGTAGAAGCGCAGCGCAAGAAGTCTAACAAGAAGTAGGTCAAATGCTTACAGTGAAGGAAGTAGCGGCTAAGGCCTCACGCCTACAGACCCGCTACGCAGCGAGAGATCAGCGTATGCGCGATGTTCTCTCCGTGCGTCAGGGAGACATCTCCAAGGTCTACCCTGCGATGTTCTCTGAGGAGTACCCAAAGCCTCTTGTCGCTAACTTTGTCGACGTTGCAGCGCGGGACCTTGCAGAGGTAATGGCTCCACTGCCATCCTTCAACTGCTCTGCAACCAATATGGTCTCTGACTCTGCTCGTAAGGCAGCAGATACCCGCACTCGTATTGCCAACTACTATGTTGCTACATCCGACCTTGGTATCCAGATGTACTCTGGAGCAGACTGGTTCAACACCTATGGAATGTTGCCAGCCATCGTTGAGATGGATTACGAGTCGAACAGCCCCAAGATCCGTATGCTCAACCCATTCGGAGTCTACCCAGAAATTGACCGCTTCGGTAGGACCATCTCGCTTACACAAATCATCGCATCAGATGCAGAGACCTTAGCGGCACAATTCCCAGAGTACGCAAGCCAGATTATTAGCCGTAACCAGATGACTCCTGGCAGCCCTTATCTTTCCGTCATTCGTTACCACGACAAAGACCAAGACCTAATCTTCCTACCAGAACGCAACAACTTAGTTCTTGCCAACACCCCTAACCCAATTGGCAAGTGCCTGGCTCGCGTAGCCCTCCGCGCCTCTCTAGACGGTGAGGCTCGTGGCCAGTTTGATGATGTTCTAGCGGTACAACTTGCACGTGCGCGTTTTGCTGTCTTGCAGATCCAAGCGGCAGAGAAGAGCATCCAAGCGCCTATTGCAATTCCGCAGGATGTACAAGAACTCGCTCTTGGCCCTGACGCTATTATGCGATCCGCTAATCCCCAAGCGATTAGGCGCGTACCGCTAGAACTTCCAAACGGAGTCTTCACTGAGTCCGGCGTTCTTGAGCGTGAACTTCGCCTCGGCGCTCGCTACCCAGAAGTACGTAGCGGAAACCTTGACGCATCTATCATCACAGGTCGTGGAGTCCAAGCACTTCAGGCCGGATTTGATACGCAAGTTCGTGCAGCACAGGCACAGTTTGCTCGTCTCTTTACTGACCTCGTTTCCCTCTGCTTTGAAGTAGACGAGAAGATCTTTGGCTCCATCACCAAGGAGATCAAGGGTACTGACGATGGAACACCGTACTCGATGAAGTACGTTCCATCCCGCGATATCAAGGGTGAGTACGGCGTAGATGTCCGTTACGGCATTATGTCTGGTATGGACCCTAACCGCGCTATCATCGCACTTCTCCAGATGCGTAGCGACAAACTCGTTTCACGAGATTATGTACGCCGAGAAATCCCAATGGAGTTGAATGTCACACAAGAAGAACAAAGGGTTGATATTGAAGAGATGCGTGATTCTCTTCGCGTTGCTCTGGCTCAGTATGCCCAGGCTATCCCTGCTCTGGCAGCGCAAGGACAAGACCCCGCTCAAATCATTGCTCGCATTTCTGAAGTTATCAAAGGCCGACAAAAAGGCCTCCAGATAGAGACCGTCATCGAAAGGGCTTTTGCTCCAGAAGAGCCATCGCCAGAAGAGATGATGATGGCACAACAGATGTCACCAGCAGGTGCGGCCCCCGCCCCTGCCTCGCAGCCAACTCCAGAAACCCCTGGCGGTATGGCCCCTGCTGGTGCTACTCGTCCCGATATAGCAACACTGCTCGCCTCAATCGGCGGCGCGGCTTAGTAGAGGAGGTGGATATGAACAAGGGAAAGATTCAGAAGGCTGTTGAAGTCAAGCCAATCGAAGGCAAGCGTGATACCTCCAAGCCAAAAGGCGGCAAGGTGTTCTTCGGAATGGTTGTACCAGGTCGTAAGGGCAAGAAGGCCTAGTTAGTTTTAGAAGGGACTGAGCGATGTACGATCCAGGTAGCGATGATGTGCCTCGCTCAGTAACCCCTGCTGATTTCTTAGTCATAACAGCGGGGTTGTTACACAACATAGCGTCGTCAATACACGCATTTACAGAAGATTTGATGGAACTCGCCACATATAACGCAATACGACAGAACAAAGTCAATGCGGTGTGGGAGCAGTTCGCAAACGATTTAGAAAAGATGGAGGACTAATGGCAGAGCCAAGAAACCCACTCGCTGGGGCTGCTGGTCCAGGTAAGTTCTCTACACGTACAGATTTGCCACCGTCACAAGAATACGGCGAGCGCAAGGCAACTCAAGAGATTATGCAAGGCGCTCCTACAGCCAAGACTCGTGGTGTTGCTGACCCTAAGTTGGGTCGCCCACGTAGCGTCACTCCACTTTTTGCTGAGACTGAGCGACCAGATGAGCCAATCACCGCTGGTATTGATCGCGGCCCTGGCCCTGGTTCAGAGGCTCTTGGTATGAATCGTATGGAAGATGAGGATACAAACTTCAGGGCAAACATTGCAGCCTATATGCCTGTCTTGACCTATGTGGCTGATTTGCCTGATACCTCGCCAGAGACGCGCAGAATTATCAGACAACTAAGGGATTCTCTGTGAGTGTATGGAACAGAATCGGTGATGTCGCTAGTAACGTCGGTAAGTTCGCAGGTGAAATTGCGGGTGCTGGCGCTGGCGTAGCCCGTTTTGCGTGGGATGTAGGCACTGCTCCTTGGAACGATAACGAAGAGTACAACGGCTTTGCCAATACCTTCAAGAGTGCTTACAATAAAGAATCAGAGAACATAGTCAAGCCATTCGCCTCCGCTGGTGGCGCGATTATGAAGGTTCCTGGCCTTGCTCCAACTCTTCGTAAGATCAACGAAATCAACCAAGAGTATATTCGTGAGCCACTAACTACGGTCAATCTTGTCGCTGGTGAAATCAATAGAGGACTTTTTTCTGGCGCTGAAGTGCCTAACGTATTCAATCCTGATACGTGGCGTAAAGCGTACAAAGGCGCACAAGAGATTTCCTTTATGCAGTCTGCGCTTTCTTCAATGCGAAATACGTATGACCCGAAGTTCAACGTGTATGACCCAGCGCAACGCGACCAGGCTTTCAAAAAGTCACTCTTCGGTAGATTTGCAAGCGGCGCTGGTGACTTCGGTATCCAACTCGTAGGCGATGTTACCCTCGTTGGAGCAAAGGTAGCCAAGGTTGCCGCCCTTTCAACGAAGGGTGTAGGTGCTATCCGCACCGCAGAGGATGCTACAAAGGCTGCTGAGGATATTACTCGCGCTCAGTATGGCGTCAACAATAGGTTCACAAAGGTCCTTGAAGACTTTACCCAAAACGATTCTATCTACGCATTGAATCACCCAATGGTCAAGTCCTCCAACAATCCAGGACTCTTGGCTCACCTGCTCGGTGACTCGGTAGATGCAGATGAGACTGCTCTTATCCTTCGATCTGCACTCGGAGACCCCAAGGCAATCGACGAACTCAAGTTGCAACGTGCCTACATCACAGACGCTATTCAGGCGGCGCGTGGCGAGATGGCAGCATACGACGAGTTCAAGTTATTCGCAGCCCCTGACGAGTTCGGGATGCTTCCATTCCTCAATGACAACAAGGCCGTTATTGATGAGGTAGAAGCAAACTACCGTTCCCTCGCAGCAACTGATAAGTACTTTGCAGACCTAATGGAACTCACCAAGGGTGGCGGTTCCTTGGCTCGTACTACTGGCTTTGGACTTCAAGGCGTTGAAGATTTTGTTGCTAAGTCAAGGTCGCTAAAGTTCTACGATCGTCAAGTTGGTAACCCAAAGATTGAGGTTTTTCAACCAACTCCTTTCCATAGGCTGTATCAAAAGGTGTCGTGGCTTGGAGGCGAGCGCCCAGCAGGTATCGTCAACTTCAATGACCCAGACTCATACCGAGAAGTAGTCGCTAACGTAAGCCGTCTTGAGAAGATTCTTGACCTCAACCCAACTCAAAGCAAGGCTTTGATTGACTCCTATATCCGTGGTGCTACCCCTGAACAAAAATTTCAGTCTATTATGGAACTTGAGGCTCGTGCGCTTCGTGGCATTGCAGCCAAGTACGACATTGATGAAGACACAGCAAACACCATCTATAACAACTACACACGAGCAAGAACCTCTGCCCTGAAGTCCATTCAGGACAAGGGTTATATGGTTGACACCGATGGGTCAATTCTTCGTATCCCACAATTAGAATCGCAGACAGCGGATTATCTGCCAATTATGGACTTTGACTTGATGGATAAAATCCTCAAGCGTAACAGCAGTTCTATTCGAGCCATTGCTGGTAGAGCAGGTTCAACCGCTGGTTACTATATTGATCTCGTACAAGACGCTTTCAAGGCTGGTGCGCTTCTTCGCCTGGGTTACACCCAGCGTAACGCTATAGATTCACAACTTCGTATTATGGCCTCCGTTGGTGCGCTTGGCGCACTGCGTCACCTCGGCGGTGGAATCAAGAACACTGTTTTCAATACAGCCAAGACTCCTGGCCGCGTTATTGACAAGTACCGCCCTATTGACGAGTCTATGACTTACGCTCAGGTAGAGGCAAAGGTCCCCAAACTTATCAAGGAAATTGATGAGCGAGCCGCTCGTATCAACAAACTTGAGGGTGAGGTTGTTCTCAAGAAGAACGACGCTGAACTTGCTGCCGAACTTAGTACCCTCAAACTTCTGCAAGAAGAGAAGTTGGCTGTCTATAACCACTACCAAGAAGTCCTTGCTAAGAATGTCAAGATGGACAAGAAGGCCAAGGTTGGCTCTGGGGCATATGAAGTAACCACCTCTGACGGTGAGACATACATCCTTGATGATGCCTTCGGTGGTCCTTTGGGAGATATCTTCCGTAGGCTTGCATCTTCCCAGAACTCCTTTGAGCGTATGGTAGATACCAACACAGATATCTACGCAAAGACTTTGGCATCTAAAGGAATTGGTACTGTAAAACCAGGAGACCCAGCCTACTTTGAGCAGTGGGCGCAGACCCTTCGCCAGT